ATGTAACTAAGAGAAAAAATGCATGGAGATTCTTTAAAATTGAAGGCACACAAATGGTAGACCGCAAAAGCGGTAAGATGACTAGATCAATATTAGAGGGCATGAATAAAGAAACATTGGGTCTTACTCCTAAATTTCTTGACTATAGTGATAAACTTCGTACTGGCGTAATGGAAGGATTACCAAAGGAGTTAAAAGCTGAATATGATAAGATTAAGAAAAGATATCCAAATACCAAGATACTTGTGTCCGTAAAATCAAAAGAAGAAATAAAGAAAACTGGTAAGAACAAATACTCCAAGGTGAAAAATGAATATCCTGCAAAATATTATGACATGCATGATGAGGTTAGATTGTACTCGAGAGATTATGGTATCCGTGACAAATTACTAGATGCTGGGATTACTAGTGTATTTAAAGATGAAATAGCTGGACTAAAGAGATACGGAGAAACTGGTGATGGCAAATATTTATCAAACAGAATTTATGATGCATTTGAAGAGATGTATATGTTGACAAAAAGGCCAGGAACCACAAAATCTAAATCTGGAGAAAAATCAATTGAGATGAAAACTTTGGAAGGTGATATTATAGACATGAAAGACTTACCAGTAATACAAAGCAGAAGAGATTTTGGGGAAGAAGCCCACAGCATGATTTCCTACGTATTGCATCCACTTACAACAAACAAAAATCTCACAGAAAAACAAATTAGTGCAATAGCTGAAGACATAATACCGATGCTTGGAGAAGAGATAAAAAAAGCTGCCAATCTAAAAGGATATAATCAACCAGGAAAAACAACAAAAAAATGGGAACTTGGAGGTTCACCATTACTTGCTTTAATGTTATCTGTGCTTGGTATAACTGCTACGGCTTCTGTGCCAGCAAAATCTCAACCTGAATAGACTGAGAAAACTTATAATTCTTCACATCTTGTTCTGGACATGCTTCAGAAAAACAATGGGGGCACTTAAAGTGCTCCCATTTTTTAGTATTGGCCTTTGGAAAGAAATTCAATTTAGTTCTCATACCACAATTGTTGCATATGTAGTTTGGATAATCTTTTATTTTCATTCTCTGAGACGAGTAGAACACTAAGTAACACCTCCTGCAACAAAATACATGGCGTGGGGAGTTTTTAGTGAAAACTTCACTACAAATTGGACAAACTATTATTTCTTCCATTTAAGCAGTGTGTGGGCTGCTATTTGTTAAATTGAACTGACGTGTGAATATTCATTACTGATCCCCTTTTGGAGTGCTTTTAATGCGTTAATGCACTGTTCGACATTTTGCAAATTAATCTTAGCTGCATAATTCGCAGCATATTCTGGTGTAGCCTTTGCCATAACATCAGCTTTTGCAACACTGATCATTTTTCCAGTACCTTCATCAACCTTATCACCAAGTTCTGCCATAACCTTATTAAATCTTTGGTCAGTTTTACCAAGTAACATGTTTTGACTACAGAAGTATTGAGCTAGCATGGCTATTGTAGCTCCGACAACTTCTGCACTTGTTTGACCGACGTTATAGTCAGCCATAAACTCTTCGTATACTTCTACGTATGTTTTTTCTTTGTTTGGCATATTGTTTTATTTTAATTATTATAATTAAACGGTTGTATGTACATGTTGATCTATTTTCTTAATAATTCTTTTTAATGATGTCTTGTCACTTACAGTTAGAACTTCAGAGAATTCATCCTCTATATATGTTAGATTATTAATATATGATTTTAGATTATTACTTCTATTTTGTTCTTCTATTTTTGGACTTTCTTCTGCTACAATAAATTCTATTTTCTTTGGTTCTGAATTGTCATTTAATTTAAATCTATGTCCAAACTTAACTTCTTTCATTAATCTATCTACTCTAAAAAACCCAGCCCCAGTTGCAGCAATCCTATCATTTTTATATATTCTATGTATTCTTTCAAATGCAGTATCAAATTCATAGTCTAAAATAAGTTCTACTAATTCTTTCCCGAAAAAATGGTCATCATCATCTAAAAACTTTATTGAAAAAATATATACCTTCAAAGGAAGCTTTTTTGTCCTCTCAATCATGAGTTTTTTGTTTTCTACCATATTCTTTATGTTTTTAGTATCTTATCAGCTTCGTAATCAGCTGTAAATAGAATTGTTAATAGTTTACATTCATCAGCTGCTTTTCTAAATACATATCCAGAAGGATAATCAAAGTGCACTCCAGCATCAAATGCAATCATATGCCATCGTATTGCCATAGCTTCATCGTCTGTTAAATCAATGAATTTTTGAATAATGAACATTGATTTTTCACCATGTCCAATTGGTAATTGATCATTTACTTTCCATTCAGTCGTAAATTCTGGTTCTTCATCAACTGTCCCATTATTTTTATAGTGATCAATTAATTTAGATGCGTAACGTTTTGTCAATTTTGAATTATTTGTTTGCCAATGTGGTGCCATTGAACACAAATATCTAAGTTGTGCGTCTGTTATTGGATCGCTATCTGCCTTTTCGTAAAACCAACATTTACACGCGTCATGCAGTAATCCAGCTATAGCGATAGTTTCATCACTATATTCAAGTTTGTAATACTCATTTTTGTGTATCAGGTTTTTGTATACTTGTAACGAATGCTCAGCTAGTCCACCCTCATGCGAACTATGGAATGCTACTGAAGCTGGAGCTGTGAAATAGTCACTCTCTTCCAAGAACTTGATCAGCTTATCAACACCTTCGCGTTTAACATTATTATTTATTATTGTTAATATTGCTTCTTTTGTTGTCATATTGTTGTCATATTGTTGATATACCATTAATTTTTTTAACTTCTATTTTCTTGTCGAACATGTCCTTGATGTTTCGAAGATGAGAAATGCAGAACAACTGCTCGAACCTTTCCTGTAATGCTGCCATTACGTCAGCAAACTTTTCAGTTGATTCTTCGTCCAGTCCAATAAATAGTTCATCCAACACTCTGAAACCAATATTTTGTATTTCAGCCAGTGCTTCTGAGATTGCGACCACTATCTTAAGTCGCTCGCCGCCACTATACGATGAAAAATCGAAAGACTCATTCTGTTCATTGTATATAGTGATGAAAAGACCCTCTATGGTAGAATCTCCTTTGGCAGATGATTTCTGGGTGTCTAGGCATACACTGAAAGAAGATAGCTTGCTTAAGATGTCATTTATTCTATCTTCTAGTCTTGGTATGATGTAATCAATAACAATAGATTTGATCCCATTATTACCAAATGCTTCTTTTAATAGCTTTAATATCCTTACTGCTTCTTCTGCTTTTTCCATTGACTTTTTTACTTCTTTGATTTTCTTTTTATTTTTTTCTGTTCTTTTTTCTGCCATTTTAACAGCGCTAATCTTTTCGTTGATTAAGTTAAGTTTTGGAGTAAGATCTCCTCTGATATTTGATTCTATTGATATCATTCTATCCCTAAGTTCATCATGTTCTTTCAATAATTCAGCAGCTCCAGCTATATCATTTTCTAGTTCGGTGATTGACTTAGTCACTTCACACAATCTTTTATTACTAGTCTCTAATGTATTTATTAAAATCGTCTTGTTTGCTTTGCTGGAACTTTTTAACTCATTTAATTCTATCTCTATAGCTTGCATCTTCTCTACTTGGCCTGCAACCAAATATTTTGACCCAGAATCAACCTCTGGCTGTTGACCTAGTTCTGCTATCTTTTGTTCGTAAACAATCTGATCTTTAATGAACTTTTCTTTTTCTTTTTGTTTGTTGGCTAGATTATCACCTAATCGTTTAATACTTTCATTTTTATCTTTTGAAAAATGTGGACATTCCTTGTTGATTTCTGGACACATGAATGTTTCTTTTTTCATTGTTGCTATTAATCTCTCATTCAGATATTCTATGTCTTCATCATAATTCATGTCGATTGGCTTATCCCTATTTGTAACTTCCATCATTTTCTTATTCCATTCTAAAGCGAGAGCTTCTGTCTCAGCTATCTTTTTCATGTCTTCTTTAAATTTTGGAAGTTGTTCGATGCTGTTTTCTAGCTCTTGTATTTTAGAATCATCAAGTTCAATTAATTTCTGGTTTATATCAGATATTGCACTATTTAATTCATTAAATTCTACTTTACTAGATGACAACGTTGTTTTATGAGAATCACACTTTGATTGTATAGCTATATATCCCTTTTCGGTTTCTCTTAGATTAGCGACTACTTTTTCAAGTTTTTCGATTTCTAATTCAGTTTCTTTTTTAGATTTGCTTAGTTCATCAATCGGTACAACATACATCTTATCTTCTTCAATTACACTATTCAAAGTAAGTATAGTTGAATTACCTTCTATTAAAGTTGTCTGGCATTCATTAATTGTTTTTTTTGTTTTTTCTAAATATTCATCATAGTCACTAACATTGGCTATTTCTAGAATTACATCCTTACGTTTCGCAGCTGTTTGTTTCACGAAACTTTCTATGTTGTCTTGTGGATAAACTATTGAATTGATAAACAATAAATAGGAAGAGCGAAGCAATTCTTTTTCGATGTAGCTTTGGACAGCTTTATTCCCACTAATTTTAACTGGCAAATAATTACCTTTAGGTGTTTTCTTTCCGACAGTTAGAGAACTCTTGCCTTTATTATTTGTTTTTCGTTCTATTCTATATTCATCATTATCATCATAAAGAACTATCTCAACAGACATTTTTGTTGCGCCATTACGTATCAGTGAACGGCTATCAACTCTTCCCTTGCCATACAATACCCAAATAATAGCTTCTACAATCGAAGACTTTCCAGAGCCTGATATCCCATCTATTAACATCTTTTCCTTTTTCTTGAACTTAAGCTCTGTATCCTTGTGGCTCAGAAAGCTGGATAATTTTAAATTTTTTATGTTGAGCATAATCCGTTATGATTCATGGCATATGTGCTAGCCTTATATAAACTGTATGGTTGGCCAGCGTCTGACCAAAACCCTTCTAGTATTTCATGACGCATCATTCCGTTTTGTATATACCAATTATTAACGTCCGAAATTTCCTGTTCACCACGTGCTGATGGTTCAAGACGTCTGATAACATCCCAAACTAATTTATTATAAAAGTATAATCCAGTCACAGCAAAGTTTGTCTTTGGATTTTTTGGTTTCTCTTCTATTTCTGTTATCACATCATTCACTATCGTAGCAACTCCGAATCTTTCTGGATCATCTACTGAGCTTAAAAATACCTTGGCTTTATCTGAATCTTTAACATATGAATCTACTCTGTCTTTTATATTGTCTCCGAATATATTATCACCAAGTATAACTGCAATAGGGTCATCTTGTGCAAAGTCTTTACATAACCATAGAGCTGCTGCAATCCCACCAGCTTCTTGCTGTGTGCGGTATGTGAAGTTAGCTCCAAAATTACTACCATCGCCAAGCAAATTGATAAAGTCTCCAGCGTGTTCTTTACCAGTGACTATCATTATGTCTTTTATCCCAGCTGATACCAATGTATTGATAGGATAGTAAATCATCGGATTATCATAAACTGGTAAAAGATGCTTGTTCGTAGTAAGTGTCATAGGAAGCAACCTTGTTCCATTTCCTCCTGCCAAAATAACTCCTCTACATTTTGTCATATAATTATTGAATTTGTTTATTAATCGCGTATTGAACTAACAGATCTTCCATTGATTCTTTGACATTTCTCATGTCCAAACTAGAGGCCAATATATTATTTGATCTAGTCTTTTTCGCTAATCTACTATTAACTAATTCGTCTGCTGTAATCCATTCTTTTTTTATACTAGCATCAACATATATCTTATATAGATCAATAATCTCTCTGTGTGTTATTGATCCAGAGTTCACCACATGATATATACCAGACATCTTTTTTAGCATTAGTTCATAAAACATATCTATCATGTCGCTAACAATTGTTATACTATTTTCAACATCAACTATTTTGTCATAGCTAATTAGCTTATCAATTAAGTTGCCTGGATGTGGTATGTGGTCAACTGGCATTCTAATTCTTGCTATGCCGACATTTGGCATTGTCTGTAGCACTAGGTCTGCTGCATATTTGGTTCTGGTATAAGTTGCTATGGGATTTGCATAATCACACTCTTTCCAACCACCATCTTTATATCCGTAATAAATACAACCAGTACCAATATGCAGCATATACACACCTTTCTTATTACATGCTTCAGCTGCCATTACTGGTATGATTGTATTTCCTTTAAAAGTTTCGTATTGATTATCCTCGCACCAATCTACATTTGGCTTGCCAACAATCCCAGCTGCGTTTAATACTGCGTCTGGTTTATAACGATCAATTTCATCAGTAACACTTTTTACAGATGTAATTCTTTCTCCAGACATTATTGCTTTGTCTCCCCATGTGGCAAGACAACGTTTACCTAGCCAACCATTTCCAAATATTAAAATACGCATATTTATAGTGATGGTTTTGAGCTTTGATCTTTAAGCTGTTTAATAATCCCTTGTACCTCTGCTGGGCCAAAAAGTGTCTGTTCATCATTTAACCATTTTAACATTTCACCTTTTTCATCCGCACTTATATCCATCTTTTCCATCTCAACTTTTACCTTATTCTTTGCCCTGTCTAAATCTTCACGTTTCAATACCCACTCTATAATTGGTGTGAATATTCTATGCGCCATCATAATCTCTTTACTACAATGAGGACACATCGATGGTACTATAATTTTAATTACTTTTTGTTCTTCCATACTATAATTATTTAAAGAATTCTCGCATTTGTTCTTTTGTTGCTTCAAGTATTAATGCTCTATTTATACTATTAATCATTTCGTCACAACTTTCACTCATCCCATTTCTTATAGCATCTTTTATCTCATGTGGAGCATCTTCTAATGCTGAATAAGCATTTTCCATAACTGTTTTTTTCATAATTTTAATTTGCCATTCTGTTAAGACACTAACTTCAACAGCTTTGATGGCTTTTTCCATGTTGACGCCTTTTGATGGTTGTACTTTTTTCTTGGTCTTTGTTGTTTTTGCTTTTTCTACTTTTGCTTTTGTGTTAGTTTTTTTCATAATATTGATATTTTATTTTATCTATTACTTCCACTTGGAATTTGGTTAATTTTATATTTTTATCCAATAATGCCTCTCCACATTTTGCAAGCCCGAATGCATCACACAAGTTATTGTCACTGAAAGATATGCCATATCTTTTATAAGTTTCTAATAACATTAGATCCTTATGACAATTGCCTTTTCCAGTGACAAACTTTTTTAACGTAGTGGGAGGCACTATGACAAAGTTAATTTTTTGGTTTAGCAATTCATGTCGTATCAGATACTGTAAACCAGCTAATTTTGTTAGTGCCCCCGTGTTCCTTGCCATAAAAGCAAGGCCTTCTATTACAGCTAGATCAACATTAACTGACAACCTTGCAACCTCGTTAGCTATTGTCTCGAGCCTTTTTTGTTCATCTATCGGGCTAGGTCCAGTTGGTTTGCTTTTAATCAATATAGATTTTATCATTTTTCCGTCCTTTAATGTAACACAACCTGTGCCAGTTAAGGATTGATCTATACCAATTACATGCATACTATTGTTTAATCAAGTCGTCAAAACTCTTTAGTTTCCCGATTGCAATATTTTCACTATTTTTATTATCTTCAATCTTTTCTATTTCACTGGCTATTTTCTTTATTGTTATACTGTCATTTAATATCATTGTGAAACTATCTTTTTTATATTCATTATCATTCTCCAATCTTTTTTCTATATTATCCAACACATCTTCTAAATCACCACCAGTAGTTGTTTCTAGTGTATGCCACTTTGATCCGTTTTTAATATATGATCCATATACGCTATATACTTTCATATTATACGTTTAATGATTTTTGTTTATCGTTCACCTTATCAGTGTTAGTAACCTTACTGATGATATTCTTTATATCACCCAAGTCTAAACCTTCCATCATTTGACCTAAGTCTCCACCAGTTTCAGCATTCATTGGAATGCCAAGTATTGAAGCACCTTTACCAGAGTTAACAACTTTGATCTCAGCATTTTTAGCAACCATCCCGTAAGCTGCCCATTCTGCTTTTTTAACTTCAATATAAGCGCGAATCTTTTCAACATTGGTAGCTGCGTCGTTAAACTTCTTCATAGCTTCAGCCATCTTATCCTTTGCTATAGCTTCAGCTTCTCCGTTTGCTCTAACAACATCAGCGCTAGCCTGACCTCTAAGTTTTATTACATCAGCTTCTTTTTCACCTTTCACAAGGTATGCTTGCGCTTCTCCATTGGCTACTTCAACTGTTGCCTCTTTTTGGACACTAGCTTTACCAACTTCCAAAGTTCTAAGTGCTGAAACCTTTTGTGCATTTGCTAATTCTTCTTGTTTAGCAACGTCCATTACTTGTTCTTGTTCTGAGATACCAATCTGTTTATCTTTTTCAATTTGACGTTTTCGCAAAGCTTCTTCTGCTTCAGCTGTAGCAACTTCTGCAGCTCTATGATTCTCTTGTTCTACCTCAATTGCTTCTCTGTCCATCACTGAATTTTTCTTTCTGGCATCAGTGTTTATTTTTACTTTTCTAATGCTTTCGTAATCAGCGATAACTCTTGAATTTTTAGAGTCATCATCTTTGATGTCAATTACTTCAAGGTTAATTAATTTTACTCCCCATTCTGACAATGTTTCATCTACCACAGAGCTAACTGATTCTGAGAAAGTTTTACGGTCTCTCAAGATTTCTAATATCTCTTGTTTCATTGCAGCTTCTCGAGATGTAGCGTGTACGATACTCTCCAAATCTTCACTTAATGAACCGAATACACCTCTAGGATGATCCACATTAAGACGTTCAGAAGCCATAATTGGGTCGTCGATACGTATCCATGAAATTACATCACAAATAAATGGAGCAACTTCTTGGTCTTTTAACTGAATATTAGCTATACTCATCTTTACATTCGTTAACGGTAATATCTGTCTTGTCATTAGCCTTGGGATGAAAAAGTAACTAGTTTTACCACTAACATCTTCTCTACCTGCTAACTTTGGAGCATACACCTTCCTACCACTTCCCATGCGCACAACTATATGAGCCTCATTTGGGTCTACTACTTTATATATAGCTAGGAATATAACTACTACTAGTAACAATCCTGCTAATATACTTGGAATCAATATAATCATATATATTTCATTGTTTAATAATTTATTTTTTTTTCGACCTTTTATTGTATTAATGACCAGGCTGAAAGTAAATCTTTCTCTGGCATCTTTTTTTGCTTAGCGTATGTCTTTAATAGCTCTTCAATATTAAAGTCTATCATCGTACCTTCTTCGAAATGTATTTTTTTTCTTTCATTTGGATATCGTTCCATTAGGATGTATGCATCGAAATCTTTCTTTAGTTTATTTTTTATGCTCTCTATTTTCGGAGCTGTTTGCTTTTTTGTTAGAACTACTTTAACGATGTTGCCCTTTGGAATATCTGCCAAAGATTCCACAGTAGGATTTTCTTCATTGAATATCTTTCTTCCTGGTAGTGGTATACGTTCATGGGTCAGTTTCTTCTCGTCTATTTTCCATATGTCTTTGCCCAACTCTCCAATTTCAGAGTTGAAGATGCTCCCAGTTACTATTAAATTTCCATCAGACTGTGGTGTGTGAATGTGCCCTCCAACTATTAATTTGTATTTTTTATCTAACTTTACTCGTGGCAATACAATTTCATCGAATAAATCTGCTGTGCTTCCTGCACTAGTTATTGTTCCACTAACTGCATGATGATGAAACAATATATCAGCTGGGATTAGCTTATCCAATAGCTTCTTACATGCTTTGTCGTTATCATCAGTTCCTAATTCTACTTTGTAATGGTATGGACAGAATGTCATATTGCCAACATTAACTACTTCATTTGTATAAATATGCCAGTTCGGATTATTTATTTCTTTCAGGAAGTCTATTGCAGTTTTGCCATCGGCTTTTTTGCAGTGATTGCCAGCGAGCATGTGTATTTCCTTACTTTCAAATCTCTCAATGAATTCAACGAACTCTCTAATAACTTCTGATGTATTATTTTTGCTGTTAAGTTGATCTCCCATGAATACAATTTTGTCGCAATCCTTGAAGCTGGTTACAATAAAATCTAGTATCTCTTTTTTTTCTGCAACACGTTGATCAGGAATGAAATCTGCATACCCGAGTTTTTCTTTAAAATGTAAATCTCCGATTACGCCGATCATATTATCTTTTTTTTAATAAATATATTATTTGTCTCATGTTCATCATGATTTTTTCTCTCAATGCATCTGACTCTCCTTTTGATGCTCTCCATTGTTTTAGATTTTTCTTCAATTTTCCTATTTCAGCTATAGTTTTTATGTGTGGTTCATATCCAAACACAAATCTAGTCTTCTTCAGCTCTTCATTATATTCTTTTTCAACTTTTCTGAAGTTATCTTTTATTCTTAATTGACTTATTAGTGCCATAGTATTCCATTAATATTATCTCTATAGACTCTGCAGTGTGACAGCTTTGCTAGACGTTATATTGACATCCTAATCGGTTGACTTTATAACTATCCACCTTAGGTTTAGCCGTGGAGAGGTCCGAAGACCTCACTGCAAAGCCTATAGAAAAAACATTTATTTACTATATGTAGGGGACGAAAATCTCTTTTCGTCACCTGGATTTTATAACGTTTACGCGTAAGACTGCATTAGTCTTCGAAGAAGCTGTGCCAGCTCTGGTAACCGTCACCGTTGGCATCCTGACCAGTCCTATTAAGGTGGTCACTAATCCCTACATGTAATAAATAAATTTAATATAACTATTACGCCATTATTGGGTTAAAAATTAATCCCCTCCTAGCACTAGTAGATGGCGAGCCTACTAATGTACTTATATATTCAATATTGATTTAAGTTTTCGTTTTACTACGCCCCGATTAACTTTATCGATTGAAATAGCTTTGTCAGTTAGTCTAGTATACCATTCTTCACCTCTTCGCTTTGTTATTGCTTCAATGAAATCAAGTATTGTTTTGTGTGCTGATAATTTACTACTTATTATGTGATGTGTTGAACAAACCAGTGAGCAATTTTCTATGTCCCACCTTACCGCCATATTGGAACGGCCTATTATGTGATGTGCGTTTAATTCTCTTTTGATACCGCATATTTCGCATTTTCCTTTATAATATTTCCTGGCAGCTTTGCTCCATAATGTATCTAGCTCACTATTTGTATTCTTGGTTGTGCTATTAACAAACTTAACTTTTTTCTTTTTACCACCTTGTTTCATCAAATTCTTAGCGTACCTTTGTTCGTTCAAGCATTTATTACAAAATCTCGATTTTTTAATTCCATTCATAAAAAAAAGAGTAAATTCTTCGTTACATTGTGGACATACATCAGCAACCATATTTACTCCTCTCTTTCTTTTAAAATTAATCACCACCTAAATGGTATATCTCGAGAATTGTGATTACAAGGCCATTTACAAACCTTATAAAATTTAGAGACATACCATCCAGGCGGCGAACCGCCATGGATCTTATTTTTTAAGGAACTCTAGAATTTGAGGATAGTTAGATTCTAGGAATGCTAACTTTGTTTCTTCCATTACTTTGTTTTTTGCCGCATCTTCATCATCTAGGCTATATTTTACCTTTGCTAGGTCTATAATCTCTTTCAGGGCTGCTTCTGGGCTACTAGGAGCCTCTACAGGAGCTGTTGGGGGTGTTGGGGGTGTTGGGGGTGTTTCTGGTGATTGAGTGCCACTTACTGGTGTAGACGGTGCTACAGGCTCATTAAATGAATCTTTGATATCATTCATTTCCAACCATTCCGCATCAACCATTTTCTTATCTTGATACAATTGAATGATGTGGGTTGGATTGGCTGTGGTATTTTCTTTTGTCCCTTCAAATACCAAAGCTATAATTTGACCTAATTTTGCATTGGTCATCTGGCTATCAATTAATGATTTGCCTTCAGCTTTGCCCCAAACTATGTATTTCTCGTCTTCTTCAGCTGCTGTTGATACTCCATCAGATATGATTGTTTGCCCTTTTGGTACTTTAATCTCATATACCATTTTATCTTCCATCTCTGTGCTCATATATTTTTTAGCAGTAGCCATTCTCTTGTCTACTAATGTACCTTCGATTTTGTCTCCTATTTTTTTAAATTTCATGGTTGTTCCAAAACCAGAAACTTTGTTTTTATCGTTTATTACTGACTGCATATTATATTTTGTATTATGTATTAATCTTATGTATTATGTATCGACCTTTATATAAGGAACTTCCGTTATTATACCATACTTCTTTATACTTGTCAAGTGCTTATCTTTTTTCCTTGTACGTTTTTAGCACATCATTCATTAAATTCACTTTTTTTGTATTTCTACCTAGTTTTTTACCATCTATTAATTGTTCAAACAACTCTTTCTTTTTTTCTAGTATTTCCTGTATTTTTTCATCAATGGTGTTTTTCGAATAGAGTTGATAAATTGAAACGCTCCCTGCTTTTTGACCAATACGATGGATTCTATCTGCAGCTTGCCAATGATCGGCTGGTACAAATGAATAATCGATGAATAACACATTTGAAGCCGCGGTTAAAGTTATTCCAGCTCCTGCACTTTTCATTCCGCCTAAGAATACTTTCTTGTCTGGGTTATTCTGAAAATCATTAATTATATCTCTTCTTTCTTCATTTCCTGTACTTCCAATTATCATTACAGCTTGTTCTCCAAAATATTCTTTTAATTGTTTTAATGGTTCGTTGTATACAGAGAACACAACTATCTTCTGACCACTATCTAGTACTTCATTAATCAAGTCTTTAGCTGCATATATTTTTCCTCTAGAGCAAATTTGCCGTAGTTCATTTAGTTTTACCAACACACCTGCTTGTTGGCTGCTGGTTATCTTTTTACCTTTTATTTCTCTTAGGTAATCAACAAAAGATTCCTCCGCAAAATCATAATTCTTGGCACTTTCTTTATCTAGCATTACTGGTCTATCGATGAATTGTTTTGGTGGCAATTCTGTCAATACATCACTCTTTTTTCTGCGGAGAAAATAATGAGATATTTTTTCTTGTAGCTCTTCTATATTTGTTGCACGTGAAGTATCAAGACCAAACCTAGTCCGTTTAGCTCCGCAATAACGCAATACATATCCGTACCAATCATTCCAAGTCGTAGGATCAATTAGATTTAAACCATTAAATAATTCAACGGGTCTATTTAGGATTGGTGTTCCGCTCAACAATAGAATTGATTGAATTTCTTTTGCTATTTTTTTTACTTCTTTCGTACGCTTGGCTGCTGTGTTTTTAATGTAATGAAACTCATCTGCAATTAGACAGTTCCATTTTCTACTGGTAATCAAATCTGAAAATTTTACCAATATATCATAGTTAATAATAAATATATCATTAGTGTGATAAGCTTCATCGCTTAATGCTTCTTTGTCTTTACTGTCTATCACAGAAGATTTTAATGATGTCCATTTCTTTACTTCGCTTTCCCATGCATATTTTACACTTGCTGGACATATTACTAATGTCTTTTTTTTATTTGTGTGAACTGCATATGCAAGAGCCTGAAAACTCTTTCCAATTCCCATATCATCTGTTAGCATAGCCCGTCCATTATTATTAACAAAAAACTCCACCCCAACTTTTTGGTATGGATATAGTTCACCTTTTATTCCTTCAATTTTAATATCTGAATCTGTAGATTCTTTGATTTCTTTTGCTTTTATTATCCTAGACGCCATTTCTTTTTTTGTGCGCTCAAACATCTCGGCATCTTCTTGCATACTGACGTGTATTGATGCATGTGGATATTCTTTCACAATATCATTCATAATATTCATATCATTGAATCTCCACTTACGCTCGTTGTAATTGATATTCGCATATCCATATTTAATCTTGAGCGTACGCATGTAATTCAGATATTCATAATTGAAGTTAAAGTCTATTGCGTATTTATATTTTATATTTTGTGCTTTGTATATTATCATTTTATATGTTATATTTTTGATTTCATTTTTTTCAAGGTTAAACCTTCCTTTTTCATCTCACCTATTTTTTTCATTTGTTTTAATACCTCGTCTTTATTAAAAATCAATGTTTTACCAAAAGTTAGAACAGGCTTTAAAAGGCCCATAGAAACATAATAATGTAACTTTGATTTATTACACTTCAGTTGTTTTGACAACTTTGTTAGTGTCATTTGGTTGTTCGTCTGCATACTGTTTGTTTTTTAATTTAGTCCAGTAATCTACGACTGAATCTAAATAATCTCGTAAGTCGGTTAGTTGTTTTGTCTTTAACATTACACCGTTATTTTTGTGTTCTCCATGGATTATGATATTCCAAGCTGCTTTTAATCTATCCCACAAGCTTTCATATCGACTATTGATGATGCTTACATATAATTCATCGGTCTCATCACCATTTTCTTCATCAACATTGCGTTCATAGCAAATCATTTGAAAAAATTCATGGTCATTCCAACAGCATTCTGTTGTGAACTTTAGCTCTGGTTCGTAATGATTTAATTGTTGTAATTCAGTCATAAAATTAATTATTTTTTCTTATTTTACGTTTTTCCTCCAAATATTCTCTATTTTTTTCTGTATACTTTTTTCTATCTTTTACTTTACCAATGGTCATATTCCCTTGATGAAAAACACGAGTGTTGTGGGTCCTATAGGTTTCTAGACCAAGCAGTCTAATCCGATCCCACAAATCTCTATCCTCTCCCATCCCAAGTTTGAAATCTTCATCAAATACGTAACCATCTTTTTCTATCAACTTATCTAATATTTCTTTTTTTGCCATCCATAATGATCCGAATTCCCCAACTCCGAATTTATTTTTATTTGTAGTCAGGTCTATCTCTTTTAGTTTCAATGCTTCATTTGCATTACCTGTTTGTTTCATTAAAGCTGGCATTGAAACTCCAGTTTTTGGCTCAATCCAGTCCAAGTTGAATGGTTCTATCATCGCATCCAACCAACCGTCCCACACAAGCACATCATTATTCATACAACAAATGTATTCGCCTCTTGCTAAGGCAAAAGCTTGATTGCAAGATGGAGCGAACCCTAAATTGTTTTGGTTCCTAATTAGAACATCTGCTTTACTCCAATATTTTTCAATAGGAAAATCAGTCAAAGACTCAGCTTCGCTCAAGTCTTTAGTTTCTAATGTACTTCCATTATCAACTATTATCAATTCATATTGATCACGTGGAGTTACTTCTTGTAAACGTAATATACAAGCCACCGCGAACCAATAGGTTTCGTGGTGGCCGTACTTTCCATTTTGTCCAAATTCAAACCAACTAGGTATTACTATACTAACTAACGGTTTTTCTCTTTTTTTCATGTCTTATTTTAATGAGAAAAAATTATCTTTAATTTCTTCTGGCTGTGTATTAGTGCTACCAAAATTTTGTGCTTGACTTTTCCTTTTATTAATAAATCTTTGCACAGGCTTTGGCGTGTATTTGTAGTTGTCTGGATTTCTAAAGAAGAACAATCTTGAAGCGATTGCTTTCTGAGAATGACGCTTTTTCAAAAAAGAATTATTGAAAAATGCGGTTTTTTCACCTTTTTCAATGTTAACAGCAAGAAACTCATGTTCTTCTTCTGTCCATGTTAATTTATTTGATGATCTTCTTATTTTTTCAGGATCTTGTGTAGTAGTTATTGCTTTTATTGTACCTTTAGCACCTTCTAAACTAGATACGCTAGGCTTATCAGCTGGCACTGCTAGATATCCACTTTTGTCTAGTCTAGCTACGACGTTAAATAAACGCATGGCCTGAGCTTCTGAATCGAATCCACTTACTTTTGTACCGTTTGGCAATACAAATGTTATTTCATTTTTATTCATATATTATTATATATTTTATTTAAGTCCTCCTACTCACAAAAGAAAACGCTATAGATAATTCATAATATTTTTATTTAATAATTAAACCTAACTATCTTAATTATATTATACTTCTTAATACTTGTCAAGTGCTAAGTGATATATTATTTTACAATCTCTCCTTCTATTATATTTGGAAGCTTTGTTATTTCTTTTTTCTTTAGCCAATCATTTATACATCCTATAGTTATCTTTGCCCCCATGGACAAATGAGTGGAGTGTATTTTTCCAATGCTCTCTATCGGATTTTCTTTTAACCACTTGCAAAGTTCTATCATTAATTCAGAACCTAAATTTGGAGTTTTCTCTGCATCTCTAAGCTTCTGATGAATAGGTTTAAGCCTAGGTGAAATTTCTGCTAATTTGAATCCAACTTCTATTGGGTTTAAATTTTTATATTCTTTTTTAAGAATTTTATTTCCTAAGTCTGGATTATTTTTAATAGCTGAAGCTATTGCCATAGCTCCATCCCTACTTGTTATTTCTCCTTTAACTATTTTCTTTTCTAATCTTTTTTTGAATTTCTCTGGCACTTGATTTAATGCTCTGATATTTGTATAAGTTACACCCTCATTAACAGCTTTCTTGAAACTTTCTGACTGCTTAAGTAAATCTAAATATTCTCTAACCTTTGTCTCGCTTATTCCTATTTTATCAGCTAGCCATCGTTGCCCTTCATTTGGTCTACCGCCTGTATGTATCTTCCCAACCGCACCAGGTGCGGTTGGCTTTTTAGCTTGTTTTAGTAATTTTTTGAAGGCCTCTGCTGTATCAATTGGGCTCATTGTGTTGTGGTGGATGTTCTCAATTAACTGCCTAAGAAAACGTTCATCCTTATTAATTTTAAGAACTTTACAATCCATCTTTTTTAACCCTGCTAACTTAGCAGCTCTCCATCTCCTCTCACCAGTTACAATGATATTTTTTTCATCAACTTCTATACAATTGATTACTCCTGCTGTTTTCATACTCTTTGACATTTCTATAATAGACTCTGTTTTAATAACCTTGCGCGGTTGATTTGGGTCTGGTTTAATATCGGTTATTTTAATTACTTTAATTATCATACTATGAATTATTAGACTTGTCATTATTGTATATAGCATCTTGAGCTTCGATTAATTTTACCTCGAAACTGTTTATGCTATGCCTCATGTCTGGAATTAATTCTGGATGTAATTCTGCCATTTTTAATTGAGTTGATAAAAATCTGTTTAAGGTTGGCATGCTATAATTTCTTTTATACCTATCCATTGACTCTAAGAATGATAATTTATCATTCGTTATTAACATATATTTTCCTTCTTCTAATTTTCTACCATTAATTTTCGATGGTACAGAGAAGATACAATGACCACTTTTTCTTAGTGAGTAAATTGCCTTTCTTACTGACTTAGGAATTGCGTTAAGCATCATAGACAATTGGCTTACTGTTAACTCTCTTCCTTCTTCCACAAGAAGTTGACGGATCTGATATGGAAGCCTCCCAACATGCAACGACGAACCTTTTGTTTCCTTCATATATTTTATTTATTTATTTAGCGTCTGAATTAATTATACCATACTTCTTAATACTTGTCAAGTGTCAACCAACTACCCCGCTATTCAAGTAAATGTTGATTTATGATATAATATATTGAAATAATAATAAATATAATAAATAATATATATGGAAGAAATACAAAAAACTTTCTCCACCAGGGATTTGTACTTGGCAGCTGCTATATTTACTGAAAAATTTGATTTGGTAGATATCGAATACCAGTACGAAGGGACAAAACAATATCCAGTTGGATATTTCAAGTTTGAATTAACGCCAGAACTAGCTGAATTTGAGAAAAAATACTGGTTAGGTGAAGTTCTAATGGAACCACGAACATTAATGAGCAATGTGTGGAACTTAAAGAGTCGAGTGGTTAACACGCAGAAAAATCCTACCGATGGAAACAAGGGCTACAAACGAATCTAACAATCAAGGCCGTCATAATTGACGGCTTTGCTATTGACAAATAAATCAAAGTATGATATAATATATTTGCACTTTAAAATTATTCCGAAACTAAAAAAACTTTATGCTAAAAATAACCCAAAATTATTATCCCCTATGGATATCTGGGCTTCTCTTCTCGTTAACTGCGGGAGTGTTGTTTTCTAGCATAGAATCAGCATCGGAAGGAGCAGACTAGATATTTGTAGGGGATTTTTTTATTTACCTAAATATACAATATGGATTACGAAGAATTCGAGTCTAATCTAAACAACAGAACTGCCAAGTTTATGGCAAAATACATCTATGGACGTACACCAACCAAGATAGATGAAAAAGAGCTAAAAACAGAAGCTTTTGAGTACAGAATCAAACTGAAACCAGCCGCCAAACGGGCAAAACTGTCACATGAAATACGTAGAAATGTCATGTTTTTTAAGCGTATTGGGCTATTATTGGAACGCGGAAACAACACATATTTCAACAAAAAATTCATACCAAATAGCCAAAAATATGATAATAACAAATCACGCAAAAAGAAGGTTTAGGGACCGCTGGAAATACAGTGGATCATTAGAAAGTGTAGCAAACAAAGCGTTCAAAAAAGGTAAAGGATTAAGCCGTTCTCTGCTAAAAAACACTATATTGCTTGGTATTAAAGCCAATGGCACTGATAGCTCTTTGTACAGAGTATACAGGTATTTTCTGTTTATTTACGAGAGGAACGATAATGGGTACGTTTTAACCACACTTTTTCCTTTGAGCCACATAGAAAATAGGGCAAAACACAGGAGAAATAAGAGGTATAAAAGTAAAAAATAATAACAATAATATGTATAATAGGGCAAAGCTTTTAACTAAGCATTTTGGAGTATACGGAAAGGGTAATTTTAGCCTAAACACATTTGAAATAAATACATTATTAGACATTCTAAACAAAAGAATAAATGAAAAAAAAGCAAAAAACTTATTAAAAGAATATTATGAAACACTCGAAAAAGAGAGGATGGGTTAGGTTACATCGTAAAATAGATGAGAGTGAACTTTGGTTTCTAGAGCCATTTACAAAAGCTCAGGCTTGGGTAGATTTGTTTTTAAATGCCAACCATAAAGATGGTAGTATATCTATTAGAGGTAATATTATTGACATAAAAAGAGGTCAGATTGGATGGAGTGAATTGACTATGGCTAAAAGATGGACTTGGAGCAAAGGGAAGGTAAGACGCTTCCTAAAGTGGCTAGAAACGAAACAACAGACGATACAACAGAAAAGCTCATTAACTACAGTAATAACCATACTAAACTATGAAGAACACCAACAAGACGATACAACAGACGATACAGCAGAAAGACAGCAGAAAGACAGCAGACGGTACACAAACAAGAATGAAAAGAATGAAAAGAATGAAAAGAAGAGAGAGGGCGCGCGAGCGCGCGCCTTCTCCCCCCCGACCCTTGAAATGGTTTCTAGCTATTGCAAAGCTAGAGAGAGCTGTGTAGACCCCCAACATTTTATCGATAGAAATATAGCCGTTGGTTGGAAAATCGGAAAAAATCCAATGAAGGATTGGAAAGGAGCTATACGTACGTGGGAGGCGCAAGAAAAAAAATGGGCAAAAGATAAACCGCAAGTTGATAAGCTTGAGCAGGAAGCTATAGCAATGGTAAAGGCCGACCCAGAGAATGCGATATTCGATTTCTCTAAAAAGTACGGCATGGAAGTAACGGCTAAATATAAACACATACTTTGGACTTAAAATATGAAAAAAGAAATATACGTTTTAATCGACGATAAAAAAAGGACTCCAGGAGCTAAGACATTTTATGATTTCAACGAAAGTGAGTTCCGAGCTTTGAATAACGACGGATGGGGCATGTATTTTGCGGCTAACGAATTTGATGTCACCGAGAAGCAAATGTTAGCAATCGGAGCTAAAACAAAAAGGCATAACGATTTGGTGACAAAGCTTAGATACGTGTACGCTGATTTAGACATTGCAAAAGCAGGAGATGGAATGACAAGAAAAGGAAAAGAAGAAAAGAAACAAGTGCTAGTAAACAACCTAATCAAATTCTGCGAGCCAACTAAGATTATAAACACATCAAACGGAATCCAACCACTTTGGGAGCTTGAAGACATGGAATTGTCAGAAAAGAACAAAAAGCGATACGTAAAAGTTATCAAAGGAATTATCGAATGGAGCAAGAAGTATGGTTGCATGGCAGACGCAGTGCAAGACATAGCTCGGATTCTGAGACAACCAGGATTTTACCACCAAAAAGAAGAACCGTATTTGTGTGACGTGGTTTACAAATCAAAAATTAAATACACCCTAAACCAACTTGAAATAATATTTCCTTTTGAAGAAAAACCAGAATACGTTCCAAAACAAAATAACAGCTACAGCTTGAGTGTTGTTGACGAAGAAGTTAATGCTGTTGATTTTCAAGATTTAGTAATAAGAGCTTTTGCTTCAACTGGACGGAGTGCTGAGTTTGATAAACAGAAAAGATTAATTCTTGACGGAAGGTTGACTGGAACATTTCAAGGTAAGACAGGTGACCAGAATTTTCTTGCTTCATCAAGTCACGAACCATACCAGGGAAATAGAATTACAGTTGTGGCAGACATTCTTTCAATCTCAAACAAAGAAGCTAGAAAATGGATTATGGAAGAATATAATATTCGATACAGTGAGTTAGTCCAGGATAAAGTGGTAGCAAAACAATTAGAAAAATTAAGAACTGGTTTGGAACAAAAATCAGATGTAAAAATAATATCAAAAAAAGATTACAAGTTACGATACACTTGGGGCACTCGTGATTTGGATACGTCGTTTGCAATAATTAAACGCACGGACTTTATTGTGATTGGCGCAAAAAGATCAGCGGGCAAAACAATTTTCACTTATGACATGGCAATGAAGAATGCGTTGTTGGGTCACAAGATATTATATCTGTCGTTGGAGATGAATGAAAAAGATATTTTGGAAGACCTAGCCAGAAAAGCATCTGGTATTACTGTCGAGGAAGAATACGATTATAAAATTCCAGAAAAAAAACAATCAGACTTTGAAGAAAGAATTAAAGAAATTAAATCAGTTAAGAATTTAATGTTTGAAGGAATCAGACGTGGTGAAAATATTGTTTGGGATACAATTCTTGCTGTGATAAAAAAATATGAAGATTTAGATATGGTAATTATTGACAATTTGGATTTGATTGAATCTAACGAAAAAGAACATGAATTAGAAAAACAAAAACGAATAGTAAAAAATATAATGAACTTCACAGCAATAAATAAAGTTCCAATAATATTAATTCATCATCATCGAAAATCAATGGCAGGTGGAAAAAGTCATGGCATGGATGAGCTAAGTGGAAGTGGAAAAATAGCAGATAGTGCTGACCGAGTTGTGAGTATAAAAAGATGTACAAAACCAAATGCAGAATATCCAGAAAAATATCGTAGTGTTATTGAGCTTCAAAAAAGTCGTGGGTACAGTGAGTGCATGAAAGATATTTATTTTATCAGAGGAACATTTGTTGATGTTCCACCACCAAGTTCAGAATATTATTACGGTGTGAAGGAAAAAAAAATAATAGTAAACGAAGACGCTTTAGAGATAGCTGATGCGTTCGATGGTGAAGTTGTTGGAGGAGTGAAAAAACCAAAAAATTCTGAAGATAATATGCAGTTTATTCTGGATAATTTGTAAATAGGGGGTCTGATTATAGTTGGAGGGTGCTCTAAAATACATTTTATGGTACCTAGGAGCGACTTTAACGCTCAAACCAGTAAAACATATGCCCGAAGAAGAAAAAACTCTTAGAAGCGAAATAAATGACGAAAAACAAGAGATAGAAAAAAAGTCGACCAATTTGGCTGATATTGCAATGGATAAAGTGTCAACAGAGCAATTATTAAGGTTAAAATATGATGAAGAAACTGACTACAGAAAAAAAGCATCAATAGCAGCCCGAATTATTAGTTTAGGACTTGATACTTGACAAGTGTTGAGAAGTGTGGTATAATATATATATGAAAATAAACATGTAAAAAATTACACCCCTAGGTTATGTGCATACAAAAAACAAAAACTGGCTGGAAAGTTGAAATTAGAACACAATGTAAAATATGTGGCGGTCCGCTTCCTAGTAATCGTCATCGTACTTATTGTTCTAAGAAGTGTAGTCAAAAAGAATATACACAACGGTACAAGGAAAAAAGAACAAATTGGCAAAGAAAAAAAAGAGATAGAGAAGCAGCTAAATTTTCTCCATTGAAAGTACAATGTCTGGTGTGTGGAAAATATTATGTGCAGGTCTGCACACATGTATTACAGGTTCACAAAATTACAGCCAGAAGATATAAACAAGAGTTTGGACTTGATGTGAAAAAAGGAAGAGTTCCGAAATGGTATAGATTTAAGAAGGGGTTACAGGCCATTGAAAATGAAACGTATCTTAATCTAAAAAGTGGAGAAAAGTATTGGTTCAAAAAAGGAGATAAAGAAGTTGGAAAATATGAACGTAGCAATGAAACAATGGAAAGATTAAAAGTATTATATAAATTAACCGAAGCTTATGCCAAACGAAAAGTGGAAAGATGAACCAGAGCACGCGCCAGGATTAGTTTCCAATCTTGCTTGTATTAATTGTGGCAAGGCAGTGGGAGCTAAAACAATCGAGAAATTAAAATGTGAACATTGCGGTCAATCAATTAAAATAAAAAACTATGAAAGTAAAAAAATTTAAAACTAAAGAAGAATATTTAAATTGTAAAAATTGTGGTAGAAAAGAAAATCTATTAAGTAGTGTTAAAATAACCACTACAAATATTAATCATAAATATAAGGAAAGTAATATAGCTTGGAGAAATGTTCATTCAATGAAATTATGTAAAAAATGTTTCAATTCATTTGAAACACAATTAATAAATATAGAAATATGAAAAAAATAATAATGTTAGGAGCCGTGCTTTCAATGTTGATCACAATGGGGGCTGGGTGTGTTTTTGACTCCGATGCAAATGTTGCATCTCACAATTTATCGAAGGCAGCCGATCAATTTGAAATAAATAGACGCATAGTATTCTACAATGGAATTAACGGAGAATATATGTTAACGATTGAAGGATTCTGCTCACTTGGGAATTACGATTCACTAAAAGAATTGACTGTTACTTGTAAAATTAGCAATGAATATAAAAAACATTTCCTTGGTTTATCCGACAATGTTACTTATTTTGTAGAGCAGATAGATTCAGCCAATGTTAGTAAAGACCATTACAAAGTCATATTCAAGCCATCAGTAATCATTCCAGATATTGATTTAAAATAATTATGAAAACTGCGCTGTTAGTAAAATTATCAAGAGATATCATTAAGACGTGGCGTATCAATGGCCTTGGAGTTGTTGGCGATGTTTTCGATATCGGTACAGAGGAACCAGATTTATCAAATGTTGAAACTTTGGCAGATATGTTCTATATAAATCTTGCATATTATTCTGGTAATATTAACATTGAAGAGTATGAATTATATCTTAAGCTTATTTCATTAAATATTGAGCGTAGTATGTGGAATAAGTTTAAAGCGATTAAAAATAATCCTAGAGTAAGATCAATGCCATTAACGGAGAAAAAAGAGTTGATGGAATTGATTGATGAAGTAAAGCAGGGGATTAAAAAATAATTATGACAATCAAAGAATGCAAAAAGTGTAAGGTAAAATATAATTTAGATTCAGTTGATGAATGTCCACAGTGTAAATTTGAAAAAAAGTTTACCAATATGAAGTTCAAAAGAAATAATACAAAAACTAGTAAATATGATAGGTAAATAAAAAATAATATGGAATACAAAAAATTTAAAGAGTTCGTTGATGAAATAGTTACAATCAAATCTATTTTAGATGAGCTGAATACTGTTCTAAAGAAATTTGATAATGATTTTAATTACATATCACTTGGTAGATATGAAACTCTAGCACTTGATATTTTAAAAGAAGCTATGGACGACAAATATGATTGGGCGTCGTATTGGCTTTACGACTTGGAAAATGGAACTAAAGCCAAAAAAGGAACTGTTACATCTGTTGATGGTAAGAATATCCCAATTAAAACTGTTAAAGATTTATATAATATAATTAAAAATAAAGAGGTATGAGGTTAATGACAAAAAAACTTGAAGCTAGATTCAAGAAAATTGGCACACAAGATGATGCAGAAGATCCAATCATGGTGGCTAAGTTCTTTAACCCCATCGGAGCTGGTGACTGGTTTGCGAGCGGATACAATCCGAAGACAAAAATATTCTTCGGATATGTGTCCATCTTCAGAGACCATTGCGATGAGTGGGGAAGTTTTAGCCTAGAGGAGCTAGAAAGTATCAGATTAAAATTTGAACTTAAAATTGAGCGTGACATTAGTTTTAAAGAAAAACCTTTTAGTGAGGTTAAAAAAGAATTGTATGGCAAATCATAGTCAAGAGGTAAAAGCGGAAGCTACTCGCCTGTTACAAGAAGCTGTTAATAGCCCTGACAAAAATAAAATTGAAGGGTGGGATTATTATTTGGTCAAAGCTGAGAAAAGTTTGCGCAAAGAAGTAGTGGTAGATAAATACAGGGAAAAATTAGAAAAAGAATTGGAGAAGTTCAAAACAGCGTGCTTAGCTAAATATGAAAAAGGAAGAGAGGAGCACAAAGAAGACTTGGCAGAGCTAGATATAGATAAGGAAATCTATGATGAAATGCTAGATATAATTAATTATACGTTGATTAAGAAAATAGTATGAAAGCAAGAGAATTTGTACTTGGAGACAAAGGTACCGAAATAATTTTAGGCAGTTTACTTGGAGATGGTTGTATTCCAAAAAGAACTGGTAGAGCAAAAAGCTTTACCCTTTCTTGGGAACATAGTTTAAAACAAGAAGAATACGCTATATGGAAAGCTGAAAAATCTAAAATAGAATATAACATATATAAAAGAAGTCGTCTTGATAAAAGGACTAATAAAACATATCATTCTATAACTGTATATAGTACTGGAATAGATTTTAAAGAATTTCGTAACTTGATATATCCATTAGGTATTAAAATAGCACCAAAAAAAGTTTTAGATATGTTAACACCACTAAGTATAGCTGTTTGGTTTTGTGATGATGGTAGTATGTATTATAACGGTAATAATTGTCATCTTTCTTTAGGTATTAATTATTTCAAAAATAAAAAAGAAATTATTGATTATTTTAAAAAGAGGTGGGGATTAAATTTTAAACTATCTTGCGGAGCTATAAGACTAACATCTATTAAAGAAGTAGATAAGTTTGAGAGATTATTTAGTAAATATTACCCACCAATGATGGAGTATAAAAAACTATCATTTAATAAGAAAAAATATGACAAAACACTCACAGATAAACAAAAAAATTATAGAAACAAAAAATACAAATAGGACTTTTGTGATTGCCGATGCACACGGAAGTTGTAGAGCCCTAAAACAATGCCTAGAGAGAAGTAAATTTGATTTTGAAAAGGATCGACTAATTTGTTTGGGGGATTTTTGTGATGGTTGGGTTGAAACTGTTGAATGTTTTGAGTTGCTTTTTACAATTAAAGATTTTGTATATGTAATGGGAAATCACGATTTTTGGGCGATGGAGTGGCTTGTATGGGGTCGGAGACCTTATATATGGACCTCTCAGGGTGGTGAGAACACTATTAAGTCATATTTAAACAAACCAGAAGTAATGCATGCTCACGGCGAATTTCTAAAGAAAGCTAATTATTATTATATTGACGAAAAGAACAGATGCTTTGTGCATGGTGGTGTGAGCCAGAAAGGTGTACCGATTAGAGAATGTCATAAGGACTTTTTGAGTTGGGATAGAGATCTATGGGATGACAGGAAAGTATTAAAAAAAATACCAGAGTTCACTGAAGTGTACGTAGGCCACACATCAATTTGGAGAGAGTCAGAAACACCAGTTACAGTAGAGAATGTAACTTTTATGGACACGGGAGGCGGATTTGAAGGGAAATTGAGCCTCATGGATATTAATACGAAGGAGTTTTGGCAGTCTGATAAGGTGAGTGAGCTTTATCCAGAGGAGAGGGGGAGATATTAGTATGAAATAAAGTTTATTAATTAAATAAATATGATATTAAAATTTCTAGGTTATACAATTATCATTACCAGTAATAAATATAAATCACCTACTGGTGCAATTCGTGCAAAAAGATTGTATAGTAGAAGACGTAGAGATGGCTTATGTAAGCGTTGTAGAATAGTAATTACGGAAATCAATCCATGGACTAAAAAATTATATTCAACTTGTTATAATTGTCGTCAAAAAGAAAATAAAAAAAAACAATTAATTAAATATATATGAAAAAAGCACTAGAACACATAGGATACGCAATAATGTTTACTGGTTTACTTTGGCTATCCTATTATCCATTTAATTGGGTAAATAAATTAGGTATTTTACTAAGAGGAAATATGATTGATTTAAGTGAAGATATACATGGTGTGATTGTTTTTCAAGATTGGTTTGATGAATGGTTATATGGCATATCTTCTCTCGGTGTAATTTTCTTTAGTATAACAATTTTTACGTTCATAATTTGGCTTGATGATAGTGATAAAAAAGACAAAGAATAAATATATGACTAGAACACCAATCGGCGTTACACAGTGGAAAAACGAAGGAAAGAAGTTTGGGTATTGGGATTATTTTAAGCGAGAAGTATTGGATGAAGTGATAAAGTTGATGCCTGACGAAACTAGTGGAGTAGACAAAGACGCTCCGCTTGATAAAGATTTTATTGCTGGCAAACAAGCTGGCTGGAATGAGTGTCGCAAACAGATGATAAATAAGCTAACTAAAATAAGCATATGAAGATAACAATAAAAGCAGATGGTGAAAGAGACAACGACACCAACATTATTTTAACTAACGAAACCTTAGATAATCCTAACTATGTTGAATTGGTAATTGGCGAGACAGAATATATGGTAAACATAAAAGAACTCTATCAATCTACCAAAGTATTTGAAAGTCTAAGATTAGGAGAAGTTGAATTAACTAAATATATATATGGGAATAAATAAAGAAATGGCAAATAAAGCTGAGCTAATAGCAAGAGAAATTTCAATCGAAAGAACTGGAAATGATAGCCTGTGGGAGATATTTTTAACTGAAGTCTATGAGGATCTAATAGAAAAGATTAAGAATGAAGATAACTAACCTAATAGCGTAGGTAGGGCTATCAATAAACTAAAATAAATAAATATGAAGAAATTGCATAAAATATATTATGAGGTTGACTATATTCCCAATAAAACAGCTATTGAGATAAGCCACATGATGTCTAAATTAGATTTAGGAATTGATGAAATATTTATTACAGACGAATTTATTATTATAACCACAACTAAAATAACTAAAAAATATATTGAAAAAATGAAGAAAGCATTGTGGGAAGCGATTATATATGCAGGCGGAAAACCTATTAAAATTACTTATAAATATGTCCATACTAGCCAGCTATAAAAAACAAAGAGAAAAAAAAGAAGAAGGTAAAAAGAAAGAGGACAAACTCTTGACTTGTGATTGTGGAAAGAAAATGCAAGATTACAGCTACATGCGCGGAAGTAGAAAAGCAGGATGGTATAGTTGTGATTGTGGCAGAAAAATAATTTTTTAGATAAATAAACTTAAATAAATATGGATAAATTCTTGGCAGTAGTATTATTAATAATGTTAATTGGTGGAATAATTAAATTTACTTGGGATAAAATACAAGTAA